GCTGGAGAATGTGGGCAAAATGTGGGCAAAAGAAACATCCGAGGCTGCGTAATTCAAGCGGGAGTAGGGCTCTCGGGTTTGATGCAATAGGGTTCAAGCCCCTGCGGCCCCACTCTTTTAAAATCGTTGAGAATGGCCGCTTTGCCTTACGTGAGTAGGGCTGAGCGGCTTTTCTGTTTTATCCGGTTTTATCCTCGTTTATCCGGTTTTATCTGGATAATGTGGGCAAAATGTGGGCAAAAATCGAGCGCCGTCACGGTGGGGTGGCGGTGCTCGGGGTCCTCCGGGTGCCGGAAAAAAGTGGGGCTGGTTTGGTTTGTCGCGACACGCCATCTCATGTTATAGCTTGCAACTCGATGTTACATCCTGTAACCTGTAGTTACAGGCAAAAACATGAGGAGGATATGATGGACATCACGATAACCACCGCCGCGCGACGCATAGCACGCGAGACCAACGGGACAGCGAAAAACGTCTCGAACTTTTTCGACCTCGAAGGCAACGCGTTCGCGAGCCTGCCCGCGGACTGCAATTGGACGACCGGCATACCGGAGGGCGCGGTGCTGCGCCTGAACGGAGGGCATATCAGCCAGCACAACGCCGCGGTACTGCTTGAGGCGGTACGCCGCTACGGGCCGTTCCCCGAACGCAACCCACTGGCATGTGGGTTCATCGACGGCAACTGGCGGGAACGCTGACCATGGACGATCGGGGTTTCCAACGGCTCGCCCGCCTGCATGTCCGGAACCTGCTGGAGGGCGGACGCCAACGGGCCAACGGGATTCGCCCAAGGGGGCTCGTCCGCGAGGACGAGGGCGAACGTCATGCCATAGGCCTGCTGCGCCGGCTGTCCCATAACCCGCTGCCGTGCACGCTCGACCCTCTCATTCTCGAATGGGTCGAGTGGGGCCAGGCGCAGCCGATGCCCGAACCCTACGGGACGGCGGCATGGCAGACCATGTGCCTGCTGGCCAACCACGCGCAATCCCCCCGCGACGCCTCCCTCCTGATCATGGCAATCGACTCGCGCACCACGTTCGCCGAGGCGATGCGCGAATATAGACGGCTCTTGCACCCCAACGAACGATTGGCGGACTCGCGGATGACGGCCACATGCCGCAGCCTGCTCAACGACCCGGACGGCGCGGGATACCAGAAGCTCATGCACTGCGTGAGACTCCTGCACGCCCGACATCTGGGATTCGACTACACGCGCATGGCCGGAGACCTGGCCCGCCTCCACCAAGGCAGAATCGAGGCGGCAACCGTGATGACCCAATGGATGCGCGACTACCAGACGGAACGACAGGACGAAACCGACGAAACCAAGGAGAACCATTGAGCGACCTCAACGACACCATCGACCGGCTCCTCGACAACTGGGAGCTGCACAACAAACTCGCCGAACAGACCCGGCAGGCCGACATGGAACGCGAACGGCTCGTCAGGACCGCGTTCGAGCAGGGCGCGGACTACAGTCGGCTCATGATCTCCACCGGACTGACCCGCACCACGTTGTGGCGTATGCGCAAACGGTTCGACAGCGAACCCGTGGACGCCGGATGGGACATCGCATCGGATCGGGAGACGCGCGTCAACACTCCGTCCGAATTCGTGGAGGATACGATACGGGAGCTCCTCGGGGAACGGTTCGACTCTCTGGCCGATGATTCCGACGATGGCGATGTGGCGGTGGAATGGTGGGATGACCCGCATCTGAACGCCGCGCAACGCGCGTTGCGTGATGACGTGGCCCGGCTCGCGTTGCGAGCCCAGACCACCAAGTCGGATACCGTGGTCGACCCGGCGCTCGGCGTCCGCATGACGCGCTCAGGCAGGAGGGACTAGACCGCTCCCCGTAGAACGCAGAAACCGGCCCCGTCCGGCCGCAGTCCCAGCTCTGTTGAGCTGTCTGCGATGCCGGACGGGGCCGAACTATGTGTGGTTACGCGGCGAGGCGTTGTTTGATGGCGCTGACGCCGATGAGCGTGCCGGCGAGGATGCCGAGCGCGTTGAGCGTGATGACTATCGCGTCCACGTGAGGCCAGTCCCATGCGGGGCCGACCGTGCCCACGAACACGGCGAGTGCGGGCAGGACGATGAGGCCCAGCCATTTGAGGACGTCGTAGACGCGGCTGGGGATGAGCCAGTCGGGCGCGGTGTCGGTGGACGCCGGCGTTTCGGTGTTGTTGTCGGTCATATTTTGCTCCGATCAAAAAATGGGGTGATGCCGCCATCGGGAGTGGTGGCGGCATCGGTTTGGGTTAGCGGCAGGTCACCACGTCGCCCACGTAGTAGACGTTGATGTTGCCGCTGGGGACCGAACACTGGGAGACGTTGTAGCCGTGGGAGGTGGCGAACTCCCACACGGTGTCGCCCCATTGGAGGGTCTTGGAAACCCCGTTGGACGGCGCGGTGGTGGCGGTGGCGCCGTAGGTTACGACGTCGCCCACGTAGTAGCGGTTGATGTCACCGGAAGGCGTGTGCCACGCGGACAGCGGCCAAGCGTCGTACGTTACGGCGAGTCCCCAGATGGTTTCTCCCCACTGCATGACGTGGCTGATGCCACCCGTGTTGGTGTTGGTCTGGGGTTTGCTCGGCTGCACGGGCGCGGGCGTTGCCGGCTGGGATGGGGCCGTGGAACCGGTGGGGTTGGCGTAGAGGTCCCACTGCCATGCCTCGCCACGGAACACGTTGAGGTCGATGGGACTCCACGTGTTAACCACGCCGGTACCCGAGTACTGGCGCATGGCCTCGCCGTATGCGCCCAGCATCCACGGGGATGCCTGATAGCCGGTCGGGCTCATGTTCGCATACTGGGCGATCCACAGGCCGTACCGGTTGCGAATGTCGCTGGGGATGGTGCCGGCGACCGGGCCGGTATACAGCAACGGACGCACGCCACCGGAAAGACGTTCGCATTCCGTCATGAAGCGGCGTACCCAGTCCCAGTTGCCCCATGCGGGGTTGTCGTCCATCTCCCAGTCGAGCGCCACGATGCCGTGACGCCAATAGTTCGACGTGTTCGTGTAGAAGAACCGGGCTTCGGCCTCCGGGTTGCCGCCCATCGCGTAATGGTACAAACCGAATTTCTTGCCGCTGGCCTGTGCCTGGGCGATCATGCGGTTGGCGTCGGTGTTGACGCCGGACACGAGGCAGTTGTTGTACACCTGTCCCGTGCCCCATGTGGTGCCGACGATCACGAAGTCGGCCTGCATGTTGTACACGTCCGCGCCGCACTGCCAGTTGGACATGTCCACGCCCTGCATATCCGCGTGCGCGGTCGCCGGGAGCAGCATCACGCACATGGCGGCGGCCAGCGCCGTGGCCTTGGCGAGCAGACGCTTATGCCACGGCTTCGGCTTGTCCTTGTTATTGACCAATGGTTTCCCCTTTCTCGGGATGGATTGTTGTTTGTGGCCCACGGTCGTGGGTCAGGATTATCGGGGCGGTATATGGAAAAGCCCCACGCCATACCGTGTGGGGCTAGAATCAGGTCATTGTTTACTCCTCCTTATTGGATTCGATGATGGTTTCGGGGGCCACGTCCGGACGAAGCTCGTCCGGCAACGAAGGTTTCGGATGACGTTTCAAAAACTTGGGTTCTGTGACTTCGCAGAACGATTGAAGCCAGTGGGACAGGCCGCGCACATAGGCCACGGCCTTGAAATACTTGCGCTGCACCTCCTCCAAATGCCGGATCTGATTCTCCTGATAGGCGACCTGCTCACGCAAAGGGTCGATGATGCTGCCCGTGAGAATCTTCACGGCCTTGTCGGCCGCGTCGGCGGTGATGCCGTCGATGTCGGCCTCGGTTTTCCTGCGGTTGCTCCACGCTCCCACAAGACCGCCAAGCCCACCGCCACCAATGAGCGCAAGGATGACCGCGCTCCAGAATTCCATGGAGCCTAATAACTGTTGGAATGGGGGCATCCCGTTCCCCTCTCTTCTTTTTTGGGAAAACCCACACGTTTCACCCGTTTGGACAGGCCAGACGGCGTGTGGGTTTTCGGAGGTCGAAAATGCTGTTACGAGAGTTTTGGAACGACCGGTTTTGGCCGTATTGCACGCGGAATCTGCGTGAGAGCACGCGCGTGGGCTACGAGTCCGCGTGGCGGCTGCATGTCATGCCATGCTTCGGTGGCATGGATATGGGCGCGATAAGCGTGGAGCTTGTGGACAAGTGGCTTGCGGATTTCGACACTGCGGGAGCCGCACGCAAGGCATGGGCCGTACTACGCGCGATACTCAGGCGGGCTATCCGTTGGAACCTGTTGGACGTGGACATCACGAGACGTGACATCCAGCTGCCGGCCAAACCTCATTACGAGCCGACCATATTAAGCATCCGCCAGCAGCGCGCACTGTTGCAGGGCTTCTACGATCACCCTTTGGAGGCGTGGATTATCTGCGCCGCCTCATGCGGGCTGCGCACCGAAGAAGGCTACGGGCTCGAATGGTCGGATATTGACCTGCGCTCAGGTGTCCTGCATGTCGAGCGTGGCCTGCAATGGGTCAGCGGACATGAGGTCACAGTGCCGCCGAAAACCGAATTGAGCCGCCGCACGCTGCCGTTGCCGCGCTTCGCAATCAGACGGCTGCGCGAACTCAAACCACGCGAGGGAGGCCGTCTCATCGGCCCCCTCACCCCGCCGCAAGCCGCACGCCAATACGCGAGCTGGTGCAAACGGCATGATCTGCCGTATGTGCCCGCACGCAACCTGCGCCACTCATGGGCCACGAACACTCTGGCCGCCGGGGCTGACATCGCCATCGTGAGCAAAATGCTCGGCCACAGCGACATCAAAACCACCGCGAAGCACTACCTCAAACCGGATATCACGGCTTTGCGAGACGCGCAACGCCTCTGGGAGCGGGCCTTGGTCGCCTGAGCGGGTTTCCCTAACCCAGACCAAAGTGCTGACGCTGATTAACTCCACTTACGGTACCGTCAAAGGCTACCGTCGCGGCTCGCTCGTCACGTTGCGAATCGATTGGAATTCATCGGTCTCCGGCTCTTGGGACACCGGCAATTTCGGAACCCTGCCCGAAGGATGGCGTCCCCCGATGGATTTGAACTTCTCCTACGGCGGGCGTGACGGAGCGAACCAGAAGGCCATCAACATACATGCGGACGGAACCATGACCTACGCCAATCAGGGCGGCACGCAGGGCACGAACGCGTTCGGTTTGACCGTCTCATACGCGCTATGACCCGTGGGGTCACTGCAAGCCAACGCAACCGCCTGAACCAGTGTCCCGAAGCTATGCGGCGGGCATCGGGTCGGCGGTCCTCCATACGCCGGTGCATCCGGCGTATGCGTTGTTCGGGTTGCCGAGCATGACCACACGGCCCGTATGCTCGCCGTAGAGGATGAACGTGGTGTTGCCGCCGAACACGGCTATCGGAGTGTTCGTTTTTTCCATTGGACGATATCCCTCGGGTATGGTTTCCTGCGCCTGTACGTAATTGTTTTCGCCGCTCTGATTGAATTTCACGTTGCCGCCCATGAAGCAGATACTCCCCACGCGGGTCAGTGTAATACTGTTGCTGCTGTAGGGTACTCGCCATGTCGTGGAACGCTGGGCTAGGGAATCCCACACGTCCTCTAGGGGGTGGAGGACATTGACCAGCGTGTCAATCGATGTGATGGTGATGCCGTCGAGGTTGACGCGGCAGAGTGGCAGGTCGGAGACGATGGCCCCGCCGATGATGCTGCCGGTCTCGATGCCCGGATCCGCGGGCGTGTCCGTGCTGGGCTTGCCCTTGATGGCTTCGAGGGTGACCGTCTCCACGCCGGTGTCTGAGTTCAGCGAGTACCGGGCCACGATGAGATCGCGTCGTTTTTGCCCTTGCGAGCCGGATTGGATGTTCACGTCGGTCGGTGCGGCGATGTAGATCTGCCGGCCCTCGACCACGAGGTCCCATGCGGGGATGGTAATGTTGTTCGCATCCTTCGCCGTCGGTTTTTCCGTCCAATTCCGGGTTTTCAAAATGTATCCGCTTCGGCCGAGCATGGCGGCGTGCATGAGCGCGTCATGCTTCGATTCCACGTGCGGATCGTCGCCGCCGTGCGAGCCGGTTACGAGCAGGTTGGGTGCCATAATCACTTGCCTTCCGCGTTGAGGAGCTTGTTGAGCCAGAGGTCATAATCCTTGTCCTGGTTTTCGGCCAACTGTAGGTACTGCTGGTAGTCGGATTCGCAAAACAGGATCTTCCTCTGGTTGCCGTTGCGGTCGACGCGCGTGACCTCGTGCCAGTCGGGGCTGGCCGTCGCGTTGGGCAACACGTATTCTTTGTTGACACACGAAGGCCGATCACAGGAGTAGAGGGTGATGTTGGGCTGTTTCGGCATGATGCTGCTCCTTTAGTCTTGTTCGTCGGGCCAACTGTATTGGCCGGCTTCGTATTGGATGGTTGGTGTGCCGTCGGCGAGTTTGACGGTGATGCGCACGATGGGACTGTCCACGCTGACACCGGTCAGCGCATCGTAGGCGCGCACATGGTCGTCGATATGCAGGCCAAGATTCTCGGGGATCGTCAAATCGACAGTGCCCTGTTTCCACATGTCCTTGAGCTTGTCCCTGGTCTGGTCGGACAATTCGATGCCTTCGGAGGATGTGAGCTCGTAGGTCTGAGCTATCTCCCGGTCGCCGGTCAGGGTCTGGGTCTGGGAGATGTTGCCGGACGCATCCGCATACCAGTCGCTGCGCGCCCTGTTGCGCAGCTGGCCTTTGCCCAAGCCCGTGAGGTGGTTGACTTGGGTCCAGATGCGTTTCGCCTCGAAACTGATGCGCTGGTCGCTGTCCGCGTCGCCGTACGTGTCAGCGGCGACCGCGCGAATCCGGCAGCGTCCAGCGGCGTAGGTCAGGTCGAGTCTGGCTCCCTGCGCGGCAAGCATCATGCGCAGCCCGTCCCACGCGGTAATGTACCGGCGGAACGAATAGTTGCTGAGGGTGATGCCGCTCGCTTCCGATGGCGCTTCGAACACCGTGGATAGTCCGATCCGGCTGATTATCGTGCGGATGATGCTGTTGGCGTCGCCGGAGACCGTGAGCCGGTCGGTGCCGGGGTCGGGTTGGATGATCTTGCCTGCGAGCAAGCCGTGCCATGTGCGGCCGGTGAGCGTATACAGGGCATGCCCGTCATCCACGGTGATACGCACCGCGTCGACGCGGCCTCCGAACTCGGTGCCTTCCGCCCCGATGTAGCAGCCGTCGGAGAGCAGCAGTCCGGGGGTGGAGTGAGTGAGCTCGAAATCATTCTGCTCGTCACCATACTGCATGTCGAGTGCGGGGGAGACGAGTTCGCCCTGCGGCACGTGAGCGGTGTTGGTCCAGATCAGGTCCATGGCAGTCCCGTCTGCTCCAACCAGTACTCCACGTCGAACCCGAACGATTCGTCCCATGAGAGCTGCTGCAGTCCCGGCGGGAGGGTGGCGAACGCGTATTCGTTGGAGGCCTGGTCGCGATGCGTTTTGTCGAACACGTTGGTGATGTCGCCGTTGGCGGCGACCATCACGGCCGTGCGGGGTGAGCCGGTGCCGTCGATGATGAGGTAGCCGCCGGATGGGACGCTCACGTCGGCTATCACCTTGTTGCCGCCGATGATGATGCTCGGCGTAGAGACCGGCCCGTAAATGGTGAGCCTCATGCGCGAGGGCAGGGCGGATTGGTTGTCGATGCTGCTGACGTTGCGTGTCGGCGCGTAATCGTAGCGATAGTCGTAGGGGTAGTCCTTGCCCCTGTTGTAGCGGGCCGTTGACTGGCTGAAGCTCTGCTTGACCGGTTTGTGCCACACCCCGTCAAGCAACGCGACCGTGAAATCGCCGCGCACGAGCGCGGGTGACGTGTAGTCGGGTGTGTGGCCGACCACGAGGCAGGTCTGCGACCATCCGTCCACTGTAATGACGCCAGGTTTCGCAGCATCGTCGAGGTAGGCGTACATATCCGCGTCGAACAGTTCCTCGGCCTTTTCGAGCGCCGGGATACCGTAGACGAGCCCGGTGACCTTGACGGTCTTCGCGGGCCGCGTGGCCCGCAATGACCGGTAGCCGAGCTCGAACTCCCATGCGCGGGTGCGCAGCTCCGTGATCTGGCCGCACATGATTCCCTCCGGGTCGGCGAGATCAATCACGGTTCCGGCGCGGTTTGACGTGTAGGTGAGCGTGTGCATCATGTGCGCAAAACCTCCTTGGTGAGCCGTTGGAAGTCACGTCTGCTGAGTTGCGGGGCATACGCGCTGATGATGGGGCCGATCTGCTCGCGGAAGGCGCGTATCTCCTCGATGACGCCGCTCACGTCGACCTCCCGGCCGGAGAACGATTCCTTGGGTATCTGCCGGCGGTTCATGGCCGCGTATGTGTCGGCGCCATAATATGCGACGGATTTCACGTTGGACACGAATTCGCCGCTCTTGACTCGCGCGTTCGCCAACGTGATGTTGTCGCCGCCAGTGATGCTCGCCTTGCCTGGCAGGAGGCCCTCGATGACACGGCCGCCAGTGGCGTAGCCGCGCATCGAAACCCCGTAACCGGCGAACAGGCCACCGGTCTTGCTGGTGGGGATGTTGCCGGTCGCGCCCTTCGGACGATAACCGCTGGACGAATACGTGCCGCCGGAATCATCGACATAACTACCATGGATCGTGAAATACTTGTCCGCGATTTGCCGATTGTCTAGGTCTTGGATCACTCCGATGGCCTGATCGTCGTTTGCATAGATGTAGCCGGTTTTCTTATCGATGGTCCAGCCGTTCGCTTCGGCCACCTTGGCCAGCATGCCGCTGTTGTCCCCCTGCAGCAACCCGGTTTTCGGGTCGATGGTGGCACCTGCGGCGATGGCCATCGCATAGTCGAACTGGGTCTTGTCCAGATCGAGTTTGCCGGTTTTCGGGTCGATGGTGGCACCGGTGGCTTCCGCGATCTTCTGCATCAGGTCGGTGTTGTCGCCGCTGATGCGCACGGTCTTGTCATCGATTTTCTCGGCCTTCAACTTCACGTCATCGAGCGCCTTGCTGGCATCATCGGTGATCTTGATTTTCAGATCGATGCCCTTGGCGGCGGTATTGCTCAGCCCCTCGATGCCTTGACGCAGTACATCCGCCTGGTCACGGGCCAACCCGTATCGGTCGGCCTGGGATTCGGCCGCGTCGGCGCTCATGCCGGCGGCGGTCGCGTTGTCGATGTACGCCTGACGTGCCCGTTCGAGGATATCGCCCGCCTGCTGGGTAGCAGCAGCGGCGTCGCCGTGGGCCTGACCTTCCTCGATGATCTTCTGCGCCGTGCTCTGCGCGGTGGACGCAAGCCCCTGCAGAGCGGACTGGCTGTCATACGCTTGGGACTCATAGCCCGCCAGAGCGTTGCCGTTGTCATCGAGCACTCGGCCGTTCTTCGCGATATTCTCGTTAAGGTCGAGGATGCCCTGATTGAATTGGGTGACGGCCTGATCCGCGGACAACTGCACTCCCGGCAGGCTGAGGAAGCCTTTCACCAGATCGTCAATGGCGTCGGAGAGGTCTTCGGCGCTTGTGGTGGCGTTGTCTGCACTGTCGGCGTAGTTGTTGACGCCTTCGGCGGCCGCGTCTCCGCTGGCCTTCGCCTTGGCAACTTCCGTGTTGGTTTTGCTGACCTGTTCCTTGGCTTTGCTGACCTGATTGGAAAGCTTGTCGTAACTGTCCCGAATACTGTCTGTCTCCATGATGGACATGTTGTTTTCGGCGTTTTTCAGCTGTTCGTTGAACAGTTTTTGCGCTTCCTTGGATCCGTTGACGGCCTTTGCGAACGTGCTGTATTCGATGCCGGCTTTGTCGAGTGCTTCTCCAAGAGAGCCTAAGCCGGTGGCGAACTTGTCTCCGAAGTCCCATGTTTTGTCCTCGCCGCTGGCGATTTTCTTAATGAGTGTTTCGACGGCATTCCCGGACTGGTCGATTGCGCTGGAGAATTCTTTGATGTTGGCTTTAGCGTCCTGTGCGGATTGGGCGAAGCCTACCAGCAGCGCGCCTGCGACTGTCAGCGCGATCCCCCATGGTCCGCCCAAGGCGGCGAACAGCCCGCTGCCGATGCTTTTCATGCCGTTCATCGCGGTCTGGCCTCGTGTCAGTCCGTTGGTAAGTGTGCCGGCGTTGGTTGATGTGCCAAGCATGGAGGTGCCAAGTTGGATGATGCCTTCCTTGAGCAGTGGCATGGCGGTGATGCCTCGCTGGAACGGGTCGAGCATCAGGCCGAAGTTCCGTGCCGTCTGCGAGCTGCTGGTGTTCAATGGCCCCATGACGGAGTGCAGGGCGGTGAAACCTCCGACCAGGGCGGTGAGCAGCACGATGGACTGCTGCACTGGCGCTGGCAGCGAGGAAAAACCATCAACCAGCGTGTCGAGTGTCTGCACGAGCGAGCGCAGCGGCCCCTGACCTCCCTCGCCCAAAGAAATCATGAGGGATTCGAACGAGCCACTCAGATTCTCAAGGTCGCCTTTGAGGTTGTTGTTTTTTGCTGCGGCCTGTTCGGCTGCGAATCCGGATTCGCTGACGGCTTTCGTCCAGTCGTCGATGCCTTCCGCGCCCTGCTCGTAGAGCACGTTCGCGGCTCGGATGGCGTCGGTGCCGAAGATCGTGGCCAACGCCTGATTACGCTGCTCCTGGGACAGTCCGCTCAGCTTGTCCTTGAGCACGCCCGCCAAGCCGCTCAGGCCGATGAAGTTACCTTGCGCGTCGTAGGCGTTGATGCCGAGTTCCTTCATGAGGTTCGTGGCCTTCGTGCTCGGGTTGGCGAGGCTGATGAGCATGGTCTTCAGCGATGTGCCGGCATCCGAGCCGATCATGCCGCTGTCGGCGAATGCGGCGAGCGTGCCGGTGGTCTCCTGCATGCTGATGCCGAACGAATGGGACACCATGCCGGCCTGATTCAACGCGAGGCCGAGGTCATGGGCGGAGCCCACGGCCTTGCCTGCGCCGGCTGCCAGCGCGTCGGCCACCTGGGAGGATTGAGCACCCGTCAAATTGAACTGCTTGAGGGTGGTGGCCATGAGTTCGGCGGCGTCGCCGACGGCCATGCCGTCGGACGCGGCGAGATTCAACGCGCCGCTCAAACCGCCGGAGAGAATATCCGACGTGCTGAGGCCGGCTTTGCCGAGTTCGTTGATGGCGTCGGCGGATTCGGTGGCCGAGTATATGGTGTCGGCTCCGGCGTCGATGGCAGCCTGACGAAGCTGATTCATCTCGTCGGCGCTGGCTCCGGTGTTGGCCTGCACCGTTGACATGCTGGCGTCGAAATCCGCTGCCATCTTGATGGCAGCCACGCCCAGTGCGGTGGCGGCGACACCGGCCGCCGCTATGCCGGTGGTGATGAGCTTCGATTTGCCTCCGGCGGCTTCCATGGTGGTCGCGGTCTTCTGGCTTTCGCCGGACACCTTGGCCATGCCGGCGGTGAAATTGCTGGTGTCCGCGAGCAGGCGGACGATGATGTTGCGGTTCAGGCCACCGGCCATGGCATATCCTCCTGTCGGATCATCGTGGGTTGATGCCCACGGTCAGTGAGTCAAGTTTCGTGGCGGATTCCGTGGAATGGTCCTTGCGGTATTCTTCGAGTCCGATGCGGCGCATCAGGTCGATCTGGCAGACGCCGACATCGCTCGCGTATTTGGTGGGGGCTAGCTCGTCGTGGCATATGCTGACGGGCATACCGCAGCGCGGGCACAGCGTGCGCTCGTATTCGTCGAGCGCGAGCATCCATTCGCGTTCGGTCGCATCCCATTCGGTTTCCGGCGTGTAGCCTGTGATGCGCTTATGCCCGTCCCTTTCCACTCGATACGACGGTTCCCAGCCGAGCCACCGTTTGTAGCTGATGCCGAGCTTCTGGCAGATTCGCAGTTCCCTTACCGTCTGCGGATTATCCGCGAGGCTGATTCGAGTGCGTCTTTTGGGTCGATGAGCTTCGCATTCAGATCACGGATCGCGTACCAGACCGGGCTAATCTGCCCGTCGGACAGTTCGGTCATGACGTTGGCCAGCTCATCCACCGGGGTTTCCGGCATGGTCTTCCTGACCATGAGTTTGATGGCGTCGGCGCAGATGTCCTCGATGCGCTGCTTCGGCATGCCGTTCTCGGTGACGGTGTTCGCCTCGAGCACCTGACGCCACTGGGAGAGCGGCAGCGCCTCCAAGGTGATGCGGACGGTGTCGTCCTTCACCTCGCCGCGCAGCCTGTCGATCTGTTCGGCGATGCGTTTGGCGGCGGCGTTGCCGCCCTCGGTCACATGCTGCGCCATGGCGCGCTCCAAGTCGGCTCCCAATGCGGCGACCTGTTCGGCCTTCTCCTGATCCAATATGAGGTCGACGTCCACGCGCTTGCGCTTCACTTCCAAAGCCATGATTATTCCTTTCTGCAAATCTGAAAACCTTTCTGCGAGAGAAGAGAGAATGACCGTGCGGGGCCAGAAAGGCTTAGAGCCCCCGCACGGAAGAACTGTCAGGCTGCGGTCAGCACGGCGGTCTCGGACTCCCAGCCGGGAGCCTGGGCGAACAACGGGATCTGGCTGCGGATCATGGTGTTCGCATCCGGGTTGATGACCTTCTTCTCGCCGCACTTCACGCTCACGACGGTGAGCTTCTGACCGGAGGCCAATGGCGCGTCGGTGGCCATGCCGCGACGACGCACGATATAGCCGGAGGCACCCTCGTGCATGAGTGTGACGGCCTCGTTCTGGGCCTCGTGCTCCGTGTTCGTGTTGTCGATGACCTCGAGGCTGATGTCGCCGGCGCTCTTGCGGCCGGGGGCCCCGAAGTCCTGCACGGTGTTCTCGCGCTGGTCGGATACGGTGTCCTGCGACGGGTCGAAGCTCCAGCCGCCGAGCATGACGTAGTTCGAGATGTCGGTGCCGGCTTCCAGCTCGACCATGGTGGGGGCCTTGATGTCCTTGATCATCGGCACCCATAGTGTGGTGATGTTGCCCTCGGCGCTGGTGCCGGGAATCTCTGTACCCAGTTTCATGGTCACGATGTGCTCCTTAAAACAAAAAGCCGTCCCGTATGGGATGGCGTTGAAGACTTTTGGTAAATGATTGGTTGATTATGGTCGACTCCACGTGAAGCGGAACCTCAAGACGCGCACCTGGTAGCGGCGCGCGGTGTCATCGGCGGTCAATCCGGCCGCATACGCGCCGGAATCCTCGTACAGGGTGAGCTGGCCGACCGTGTAGCCCGGCGGCCGGGTGGGGGAGCGGTTCGCCAACGCGGGAATCAGCATGTCGTCACACCAGATGTTCACGCTGTCGACGGTGGTGCTGACGGCGCGAACCTCCAGGAGCGCGGAGTGGGCGGCGAACCGCATCGACTCCGTGGACAGGTGACGGTCGGTGGAGACGCGCGCGATGATCCACGGCGGCATCTCCGACTCCAACGGCTCCTCCTGCCGGTAGACCTTCACGCCGGACGGCATGGAGGGCAGCAGGTCGAGCACCGCATTGGTCAGGTCCATGACGCTCATAATCCGATGGCTCCTATCAGCATGTCGTCGGCCGCGTCGCCCACGTATTCGGCGAGCGTGGGAAGCTCCTGTTCGGCGAACTGGTAGAACCAGTGGGTTCCGCCACCTTTCGCGGTGCCGAAGAACGCGATGTTGGCCAGATCGGAAGCTCCGCCGTCGCGCGGGCTCACGTCCGCGTAGATGGTGGTGCCGGTGCTGCCCAGCTCGTAGCCGATGCCGATACGGCTGATCGCGTGGTTCGATGATGTCTGCAGGTCGGAGATGATGCCTTCCTTGACGTTCTGCGCACCTTTTTTCACCGCCTGCGCGACCTTGGCCGAAGCCATGGCATGCGCGGCGGCGACCCTACGGCCGAACGCGGTCAGCTCCGAAGCGTCGATTGTCACGTCACTCATTGCTGTTGCCCACCTCCTTCACGTTCCACCGGCATGCGGTCGCATGCGACTTCTCGGACTGCATGTTCAACAACCGGAGCTTCCTGCCCCTGAGGTTCGGGTCATTGGCTTCGGTTATCTCGCACACGTCGCCCGGCAACAATCCCGTGGTGCCGTAGGGGAAGTGCATGTACATGCTCCACACGGGGGTGACAGCGCCGAGGGCTTCGACGATGCCGCCCTCCGTGTTCTCGGCGGCCAAGCCGCCGGAGGTCTGCACCTTGCAACGGCCCTCATACACGGTCTTCGCAGCCGGTTCCACCAGTCCCGTTTCGGGGTCGGTGGCCGGTTTGCCCATGCGCGTGACGCGGCATTGGTCGGTCATCAACGATTCGGCGAGCTGTCGGCCTCGATTGAGGATGTGCTGCACGTTCATCGGAACACCCCTATGGCGACGCCACGCAAACCGAACCTGTTGCGGAGAGCACGTTTCGTACCCTCCGGCAGTTCGAGCGCGTCGATGATCTCGGAGTCGCCCTGACGGTAGCCGATCTGCACGTCATCGATTCGCGCGTACGATTCGTCGCGGTGAGCGCCGGGGCCGCCGTTCGACTGCTGGACGAGTCCGGCTGAGACCATGCTGCACACGAGGCGCACGATGTCCGGAGGAACCGGATCGTAGCCGGCGAGCATGGTGACGGCGACGGAACGGGGAACCATGTTCGGCAGGCTCCACAGGCTTTCCCTGTACAGGGCGTTGCCGAGCAGCTTCCAATCCCCGGTCTCCTCACCGTCCACGAGCACGCGGTTCACGGAAATCACGGGGCGCATGGGCAGGTCGAGCCTGCGTGAGGTCTCGCCGGGGATGGTCACCGTGTATTCGCCGCGTGTGATGGGGCAGCCTGCGGCGTCGCGCACCGCGGCGGAAACCGATTCGAGCAGCTTGTCCGCGAGCTTTTCGTCCGCGTATTCGATGCCGTAGGAATCAAGGTCCTTGATCGTTGCCAGCGTGTCCATGAGTCACCCCCCCTATGCGGTTATTCGGCTTCGCCCGCGTAGGGCATGGCCTCATAGCTGCCGGCCATCACTTGCCCACCTTGAAGTGTACGGTGGCCAGCGCTTCGGGGCGCACGACCTTCGCGCCGTACAGGTGCAGGCCCTTGACGATGTCGTCAAAGCCCTTCTCCTTGCGGGTGGCCTCGACCTTGGCGATCTGCTCCGCGAACGTGGTGGCCGCGTTGGTGCCAGCGATGATGACGTTGCCCTCATCGGTCTGAGCCGAGGAAGAGCCGCCCTTGGCTGCGGGAGCGTTGTTGGACTTGAGGATGGTCATGCCCGCGGCCTCGCCGACGACTCCGTTGAGCAGCGTGGAATGAGCGGACTCGGCGCCAGCGACGAAACGGGTGTCCTTGCGTAGCAGGCCATAGAAGTCCGGGTTGACGATGACCCAACGGCCCGCGTCTGGCACGTTCTGCTTATCCAATGCGGTGGCCAGATCCACGATGGTGTCGTACGCCTTGGTGGCGGTGGCGCCGGAAATCGGGTCGAGCGTGCTCTTCGCGCCTGCTGCCATCAGGCCGGCCAGGTACTGGTCGGTCAGGTCGCGCAGCTTGTAGGCTGCGTCCCGGGAATATGCGGCGGTCAGGTTGTTCATGGCCTGGCGCTTCTCCACGTCGTCGATTTCGAACGCGAAGTACTTGCTCTGGTTGATGACGAGTTCGCCGGCGTCCTTGTCGGTGGCCGGTTCGATGGTGATGTCGGTGTGGGCCGTGTAGTCGCCGATGCTGATGTGCGCGATGCCGGTGATGTGCACGGTGTCGCCGTAGTTGGCGATGTCGCCCTCGTAGTCGCGGTTCACGGCGGAACCGTAGACGAGGTTCTTCTGGAGTTCCAGCAGGATGTTGGCGCTCCAGAGTTCGGGAATGAAATTGGTGATGGCCATTTAAGGCCTCCTTCCGTTAGTTGGCTCCGAGCAGGTCCTTCAGTCGCCCGTCCTGTTGGGCTTTGACGATTTCTGCGGGGCTCATGGTTTTCAGGTCGTCTCGGGTGAGCTGACCCTGATGGCGGTCGCCGTCCCGTGTTCCGCTGGGCGGCGTGATGTTCGCACCCGAGGGTGCTTGCTCGGCTTTCCCGAGATAAGGTTTCTGTTCCAGCAGTTCGCCGATGGAGTCGGCGATGGCCTGCGTGTCCACGCTTCCGTCATCCGTGACGGTGAATTTGGACAGGTCGAGGTAGCGCAGGGCGTCGGCCGGGTCGGTGAGCTTGCCGCTGGCTGCGGCGCGGACTTCGGCCTTGAGGATGCGCTGGTTGGCGGCGGCAAGGGCCTCGTCCTTGACGGCCTGCTCCTTACGGGCTGCTTCGTATTCGGCTTCCTTGCCCTGCAGGGCGGCGATCTGCTTTTCGAGTTCGTCTACCTTGTCGGCCTTGGCGTAGGCTTCGTTCAGTTTCTTTTCGAGGTCGCGGTTGACTTTCCGCTGTCCTTCGAACTTCGACTGCCAATCCTCGCCGCCGGTGTTCTCCGGCTTCTTGGACTCGTTGTCGCCTGTCTGCTGGTTCTGGTTTGCGGGATCCATGTTCTTCCTTTCGATTCGCTGGATCATTGCTGGAAAATCTGGCCGCCGGACGTGAGCCATCGGCGGTATTCGCGTTCGCACTGTGCCGCGATTTCGGGGGTGAGGGGCATGCGCCCGTCGTTGGGGTTGCGCCCCTCCAATACGGCCTCGTAGCGGAGCTTCGCGGTCCGCACTCGCTTCTCGGCGGCGGTCAACAGTTCGACGCGCCCCTGCCGGTACGTGTTGTCGTGCAGCCACATGCTTTTGCGGATCTCGGGCACCTTGCCGCGCCAGTCGTTGTCCACGTAGTAGCCGTTGGCCTTCAACGCGGCGATGGTCTTCTCCCGGTCGCCTCCGGTCAGCGAGTAGATGCCGTCGATGGACAGGCGGCGTTTCATCCTCCGGCCGGACTGCTGAGCGTATTGCATGCTGGCCCACCCGTATCGGGTGGTGCCCTCGCTGGTGGTCAACGCCGTATAGCCTTTGCCCACCCTTTGCATGCCGCGTTTCGAGTTGACGACCTGGTAGATGTCCGCACCGTCTCGGATGGCCTGCGCGTAATTCGCTCCGAAGCGCTTGTCCTGCTCCTCACGGGAGAGACTTTTGAAACCCTCCATGGGGTCGCTGATCCACCCCTGTTGCTTGGCCATGACCTGGCTGCAGGGCACGTGGCGGCCGTGGCAGTGCGGGTGGCGCAGGAACCCCTCGTTGAAGCGGAACCACTTGCCGGCCAACAGCATGCACCTGTCGCAGCAGGTGGCGGACTCGACGCGCACGTAGCCGACCTTGGGCCGGCTGGTGATGTCCAGTGACTCCGCCTGACGGGCGGTGTCCATGACCGCCAGAGAGGTAAGCATGACCAGCAGGTTGCGCCCGTACTCCAACGCCTCCAACGGCGAGCTGCCGGTGCGTATCGCGTGCAGGGCGGCGAACACGGGGGATTGGAAGTAGGATGCGATGTCGAGACCGGACGGTGCCCAGCCCGCGAAGGCGTTCGGGTTGGCCAAAGCATGGGGAGTGACGTACACGCCCTGTTCGGCGAGCATCATGCCGCTCGCGTCGATGGCCGTCTCCGCCGACCTGGTTTGAATCGTGGAGAACAGGGCGAGGAAGTCGCGGCTTATCGACTTCCACGACGCCTGGATGTTATTGGCGTCGACCCTGTTCCATGTTCTGCGTGCGGCCCTGTCCGCCGCCAGCTCCAACGTCGCCAGCCGTTTCTGACTGTAGGCCAGCACCTGCGATTCGACCGCCATCAGCGCCTCCGATCTGCAGGGCACGGTTCAACGATTCGAGTTCGGGGTCGGCCATCTCGTCGGCGCGCATGCGCATGATGCGCTGCACCTCGTCCGAGCTTTGCCCCATCTGCTCCGCGACCCATTGGACCGGGAAGCCGAGCTGCTTGTACTTGAGCATCGCGTCCGCCATCAGGGTTTCGCTGCGATACTGCGGGGTGGCGAACTGCACCTTGGATTCGGCGATGATGTCCGCCTCATCCGCGTCGTTCTCGTAGCGCATGGCGATGCTGCAGATGTCGCGGATGGGGGATTTCAGGAAGCTGATGCGTTCGATGGTCTTGGATACGAGGCCGGCTTCGGCGACCTCGTATCCGGTGGCCGGAACCTCCGCGTTCGTCAGCAGGTAATGGCCGGGGGTGCGTGTTTCGGCGGCGATATGCTCCACCGCTTTTTCGATGACCGGGATGAACACGTTCAGGTTCGAGCTTGACCATTCGCCCAGGTTCACGTTGTCGCCGGTGAACTGGTAGATGCGCTCCAGCACCTGCTTGTCGAGTTCGATGGGCTTCTCGCCGACCTGCTGGCCCTCCTCGTTGTAGACGGGCTCGACGAGCGGGTCTCCGCCGAGGATGACTCGTGCCGGCAGTGAGGCGTAGTCCAACGCGTTCAGCAGGTAGGCCCATACGACGTTGACCGTGTCCTGCATCGATTCGACGTGCGCGATGTCGCTGATCGGCGCATTGTCCAATAGCATCTGGTTGCGGAACTCGCGCAGGGGAATCGTGTCCAGACCAGTGGGCTGAGGGTCATTCATCTTCCAGCCGTACACGTCGGGCGGCACGCGCTGGTCGGTCAGATCGAGCATCTTCTTGCGTTCCATGCTGACCGTCCAGCCGGGCAGCATGAGGGTGCCGTACTCCTTGTCGTCGCCCTGCTGGATGAGGAACCCGGCTGACGGCTGGCCGGTGCGCGCATCGTAGATGACTGCGGCGCTGTCCGGGTGCTCGAACGTGATGCGGGCCCTGCCGTCGACCTGCGTGACCAAGGCGAACGCGCGGCCCGTGGTGGTCATCATCAGCGCGGCTTCCTGCAGTCCGCGTTCAAAGTCGTTGCGATCGAGGCATTTCATGATGCCGGTGCCGAGCCGCACGTCATCATAAGGGACGAAACCCTTGAACTTGATGCGTTCCACTGGGGCCTGCGCCACGGGGAGGCACCAGTTGTCGGAGAAGTCGGAGAACCGGTCGCTCATGTAGCGTTTGAATTCCTTGGACGCAAACTTCAGCTTGCCGCGTTTGCCCAAGACGTAATCGGTGTGGGTGCCGATGCTGGGTCGACGGAACTGGATCTTATCGGCCAGTCGGTTCGCCAATGCGGACAGTTCCTGCTGGCTGTATTCCATCGTCACCTCCTGGTCGATGATCCGGTAAGCATGTAATTGTGTTTGCGAGCGCCCCAGCCGGCGGCTCGCGCGTCGCATGCGGCTTCGTGGGCGAGCACGCTGGTCACGGCGGCGTCTATCTTCCTGTTCTGCTGTGGTTTCGCCAATCCGTAGCGTTCCAAGGTCTTGGCGACCTTTCGCGCGTTCATCATGTGGGTGCGGGTGATAGGGCACCCGTCCTGTGTGATCCTGTGCGTGGTCAGGTCGGCCTCGAAGCGGCGAAGCGCCTCGTAGACGGCTCCGATGCGGGAGCTGCCCGACATGCTCCATGGCATGAATTTCTTCGGCCCGTAGGCGCGATCCCATGCCTCTATCTCCGACTCCCACGACAGTTCGTCGCGGAAGCCGGGATCGCAGTAGGCGCGTTCTATCTTGTAGCGGTCGTTGAGTTCCGCCCATGCTGCGGATACCTCGGCGCGGGGGATGCGCCCGCCCCACTGCTTCGGGTTCCAGATGGTCGCACGCTGGTCTGGCCCGTATCGGGGGGTGAATATCAGCCCGTCGAGGGTCTCCATCTTGATGCATGTCCAGTCGTCGTTCTCCGAACCGTCGAAGCCCGCGCACACGCGCGTGCCTTTTGGCGGGTTCGGCAACCAGAGTTCATGCGCCGGCATAGCAGCTCTCCCACAGTCCGTCTTCGAGCCATGCGCCGCCGCCCTGCACCAGACGGTTCCCGAAGAACCGTTCCGCCTGGGTCGGGTCGGTCTTCATCAGCGCCTTGGCCTCCGATTCGATGGAATTCAGATCGACCCACGGGGAGCCGCGATACACGTATTCGAGCATCTTCAAGCGTTCGGATTTCAGATTGAAGTCCAACGGCCGGCCGTCGCGGTGACGCAATGATTTCGCCAGATCGGGGTTCCGATAGAACACGAACACGTCGTCCTCGGCGTTCTCGAACACCTGCTGCGCGTAACTGTCCTCGCCCGGATCCCACGAGTTCGTCCACGCATGCGTGCGGCCGCCCATACCGGCGGCTCCTCGACGCTGCGTGGTGGCGACCGCTATCATGCCGTTCGATTTCGTGTACAGGCCGGCCTCGTCCTGTTCGGCGTCCGTGATCGGATTGCCCAGACGGGATTTCGCCGAGGCGGTCACCACGTCGATGCGATCCAAGTCCAAGGCGTCGGCCTCGCCCTCGCGCCCCGGCTGCAAAATACGTATGAAGGTGTCCCTCACGCGCATGAGCTCCTTGAGCGGGCCCAGCAGGATCGTCGCCACGAGAGGACGGTAGATGTTACGCACCTGCTCCTCGGAATTCGCCGTCAACTGGATAAGCGGCGACGGATGCCGACGGCCTTTCGGCTCACCCGGATTGTACGGCCACTCCCAGCCGCACAGACAACCGTTGTCAGCGCAACGGTACACGTCGCCTTCTCGCGCCCAGCCATCGAAGATGGTGGGCCCGCAGCCCTCGGCGGCGGTGAAGAACGCCGTGCATGGCCCCTTGCCCCATTTCTGCGGTCCGACGGTCAGCGTCATGCGGTATTCGAATGCCTGGTTGAGCACCATCGGGTTGTCGACGGTGACTTCCTCGGGCGGCACATAGGGAGCGTCCTCGCGGATACGCCAACGGTTCGCCGCCAGCCAGTACTGCCAGTCGGACAGCACCACCGGACGGCCTCGCAACGGGCCGTCCGGCTGTCGGCAATGGCGTTCGATCCATGCGCACACCAGATGCCCCAACGTGGGGAAGTCGATGAGCCATGAATCCTCGTCAGCCATTGCCGCTCATCCGACGCTGGTACACATGCCTCGTCTCGTCCATGGGAGAGCGTTCGGCGGCTGATTCCTGATTCAGCTCCTTGGCCCTGCGGCGCGTGAACTCCGAATCGACTGGCTTCCGCTCGGCCTCGGCCTCGATTTTCCAGCCCAACGCCTGCAATCCGGCCACGCTCATGCCGACGCGGTCGGAGATGCGCAGCAGCACGGTCAACGCCGTGGGTGCCGGCACGCTCTCGCATGCGGTGGAAAGCCGCGCGTACAACGCCAGTTCGTGAATCATCCACTTGAACTGGGGCAGATGCCAGGCGCGTGCCTGAGGCAGCTTCCACAGCCACTTCCACTTCTCCGCCTCAAGTTTGCGGACGCGCTCGTCATCGGCTGGCTCCAAGGGCCATTCCGGCGGCTTCATCCGGCACTCGGTGTTCGGCAGGCTCTGCAATGTGTATCCGAGTCTCCGACTCTTCTCGCTGTTCGGGTCCTTGGCCGGCCCGGAGCGTACTCGTTTGCCTCCACTTGGCATGATGTTCACCTCTCGTCATGGCCTTGCGCCCTAGCGACAGATCGACGAGACCGCCCTCGCGGCGGCCCGCCAGCGATGTTTGAACCCTGCGCACCCGGCAGACAGCTCACCGGCGGTCCAAGCGGGGTGGTCGTCACCCCACCCCCCCCCCTGGGGGTGTTGCCGGCTGTTTTTTGTCGGGATGCACAGCGTGTTTGCTTATTGCCTGGTGTTGAAGCCTGCTGGTCTTGTTTTGCCGGTTTTTACATCGTGGCATTGTTTGCATAGGCCTCGTCCGAACTTCGGGTCGTTGGGGTTGAGTCGCATGTCGATGAGTTCGGTTCTTTCGTATGGGTAATGGTCTGCGATTGTGCTTGGATTGCCGCAGAGTCCGTGGTGTTTGCCGCAGCCTCCGCGTCCGGAGTCGCCGGGGCACATGCAGTATGGGTCTCGTGCAAGCACTTGCCTGCGGAATGATTGGTGTCCCTTGGTGCCGTAGGGGTTATGGCCTCGGGTACGGGTGCGGTCCCGTTGGGCTCGGGTGCAGGCGTCGCATTTGCGTGCCGGTGTCTCGATGAGGTTCGGGCATCCGGGGGTCGAGCAGACTCGCCAGCTCATGTGTGCCTCGCAGTCATTGTGTTTGTTGGCGTGTCTTGGTGTCCTCGGCTTGCATATCTATAGTTATTGTGTTACTATAGATATGTCAGCAGAAAGGAGGTACCGATGAATCCAAAGGATTGGTTCGATGTCATCAACGGCATCATCGCCAACGTCCTCGCCGCGATAGCCATAATCATCGCAATTAGACGGAGACCGAAGCACAAGAAGTAAAAAAGGTTCCGGCTAATCCTGCTAGCCGGAACCTCCCCACCAATCCTATCTCATCGGAAACACATCATGAGAACATCACTGATTTTCGGAATCGTGGCCCTGACGTTCGGGGCCATGGCCTTGGGCGGCGCGCTGTCCAACAGCCCGATAGTATCTGGCGGCTTCGGTCTCGCGGCCGGAATCATGGGCCTTGCGGCCGGAATCATCAACGGCAAGGAAGGCAACAATGACGACTGAATACCTCGGCGTCAAACAGGTCGCCGAACGCCTCGGCATCACCAGTGGCGGCCTGCTCAACCTAAAACTCCCTGAGCCCGACGCCACGATAGGACGCACGCGCGGCTGGTTGCCTGAGACCATCGATGGATGGAACGCCCAACGTCCGGGACGTGGTGTCGGCGGGGGACGGCCACGCAAGAACAAAGCATAGATATGCGAAAACCCAGCCACTTGAGCTGGGTTTTTCGACACTTCTGCCACTGCTTATTATGGCAACACTAAGCCATAACTGTCAAATCAGCGGGTCCGATGAGCAGCCGGTACACGTCGCAGTAGGCGTATCCATCCGCGTGACGGAAGATCTTGTCGCGTTGCCCCCACATGGTGATGGTCTTGCGACTGACCTTGATACCCGCGCCGGTGAAAGCCTTGGCGATGTCGGCGGCGGAGCCTCGCTTGGAGTCATCCCAGCACAATGTCTTGAGTCTGCGCAGTTTGACCGTCTGCGCTCGCTGCTCCCTCCCGCACACGGGACACGTGACCCACTGGTCTGCCTGTCCTGCGGTGAGCATGGTCCCGCACAGTTCGCAGGTGCCGATCTCCCTGCGCTGCTCGGGCGGATCCAACGCGAGGTCAACCTTGCGGGCGAGGTTGTTGATTATGTGCATGTAGAGGCAGGCGTCCGCGAAGGTGGCGAGCTTGGGGTGTCCGGCGCATGCGATGAGCGTGGCCTTCAAATCCTCGTTGCGTTTGTCTTTGCGCCAGTCCAAGGCGTCGATACCGTCGAGACAACGCCACAGTTCACGGGCCGTCGCGTCGAGCATGTCAATCAGGTCGAGCACGTCGAGCCTGATTGGAGTCGGGGGAGTGGCCGTCTGGATTCTGACGGGCGAATGCCCTCCCGGGTGCAGTGTCGCGTCCAATGAGTCGTGCAACGGCGTGACATCACGCGCCAAGCGCAGGAGCGTGCCGGCGAAGCGCAGCTCGCACGTCACGCACACTGAATACCCCTCTTCGGTCATCGTCCTACAGTTCTGACAGTCCATGCTGAGCCCCTTCCGGCTGGTCGGCTAGAATAATGCTTGGATCTCATCGCCCTGGCCGACCACGGTTGGGGCTTTCTCATATTTGAGCCGCGAATACGGCATGTTCCAGATGCGTTTGAACTCCTCGACCTCCCGTTTCGTAAGGTTGCTCCCTCCCCATGGCTTGCCCGGCGGGCGCTCCCTTTTCGGCGGCGTGAACGGTTTGACGCTCACCCGAGCCAAGCGGCATGTGTGGCCGGCGAGGTATTGGCCGTCCGGGCTGATGCCCGCGCTCCCGCTCACGCTGCGCAACAACGGGTGGCCGACCGAAGGCAGCCATGTAACGCGCGTCAACGGGCGGCCGAGGATTATCGCCACGGTCAGGTCGTCACCCTCCACAAGCCCGTAATCCCACGACTCCCACACGCTCTCCCGATCCTCGATGACGTACAGACCGCACCCCTCGCAGACAGTGACCACAAGAGGACTCGATTTCGGGACGAACGCGCGAAGCCACGAGGGTTTGCGCTCACTGGCCTTCTGTTCGCCTTTCATCGCATGACGCCCCCCGATTGCGGGTCGATGAGCTGGCAGCTCATGGCGTCGATGTGTTCGCCGGTCTTGGCTTCGATGCAGAGCCGTTTCACGTCCCCGGTGGTTTCGACCTGTTGGATGATGGTCTGTTCCGGCGTCGGGTTCACAGCGGCGGCGGTGAAGCCGATGACGGCCAACGCCATCCCGCCGATGATGATGCTGACGACAATGAAAGCGAGCCCGATGGTGGACTCGATGGACCACTTATCCCGTTTCAACACGAGCCCTCCTTCCCCGTGACGGGTGATGCCCGGCTCAGTCTTCAATCGATTCATGCTTCCTCCTTGAGCGTGGCGACATATGCGATGGCCTTGCGTTCACGCTTCGCATACTTCTCGCATTTGCGTTTGAGACGTTTGAGGCTCATGGCGTACAGGAAGTTTCTGAAGTTGCCGTCTTCGCAGATTTTGGCTTGATAACGGCCGTAGTCGCTTCCCGCGCTGATATGCGCGACCAAATGGTCTGTAAGCTGAATCTCGTTCATGCGTTCTCCTTTCGATATGGGTTTGGCGTGTATTCGGGCGATTCCTCGCCGGGCATGGGATTCATGTTCTTGACGGCTTGGATATACCCTTCTTCCCATGCTTTTTCGGCTATCTGCCGGTCATGCTCCTTGAGCCATGCTTGATAGGCGGCTCGGCCTTCCTCGATGGTTGACTGGCCTGTACCGAAGCAACTCAATTCGACGGCGGATTGGACCAAATCGTCATACACTCGTGGTTTCATTCCTCCACCTCGGTTTCCTCGCCGTAATGGCCGTAGAGTTGGTCTGCCGCATCCTTGGTCGTGTAGAGGCATTTCGCGGGAGCGTGTTCGTAGTCGTAGATGGCGGCTGCGATGACCTTTCGAAACTCCTCACGGGTGAATGTCCTCGCCTTATAGCTCATCGTCCGTGCTCCTTTCGGTCTTGGAGTCCCAGAGTCGTTCTCAACTGTTGCAGGCAGCTGATGGCGTACAGGGTCTCGCGGTCCACCGTGCCGGTGGGCACCACGCTCGAAAGCGCCTCGTCCAGTTCCTTCAGTCTGGTCTCAAGATCCTCGGTGCGGGTCCACCGGCTGATTTGGTAGCCGTGGCGGCTGAGGATGTCGCACACCCGTTCGAACGCCTTGGACTGTGCCTGTATACGTCGTGCCTCGGTGGGTTCCTGCAACTGTTCGAGCTGTTGGAGCCGCAACGCCATCTTCGTCCCGAGCGCACGGCCTATGCCTTTCATCGCCTCTCGCTGTGCGACATACTCGGCGGCGGTCTCGTAATGCCCGTACCGGTCCGGCCGTTTGCTGGCGGCGAGCTTTTTCAGCAGCCGGTGTTCGACCTGCCGGGTGTCACCATGACTTGGGTTGGGTTTGCGCCGGTATCTCAACGTGCGTTTGGACGGGTCGTAGTACATGAGGCCAACCGGCTCGGGCACCTCGCTGCGGTCGATCATGCGGGCGGGGCAGACGAGGGTAAGATCGTCCACGTAATTCTTGTAGCACAGGTATTTCGCGTCGCGGAGGAAATCGCCGCGACTCACCTTGACCTCGAATCCGCTGATCCATGTGTCCCCGCGCCAGTTGACCTCCAACGCCACGCCGTCCAGACGCAGCACCGTGTCATTCGGCTCAGTGACCGAAATCTCCGACCAATACCCGTCACCGTCACGCCGGTAACGGGAGGCGAGTGCGCAATTGATGTCCATGGCAGTCACGTCACCGTTCATCGTCTGCCTCCGTGAAATCGTTGAGCGATGGGCTGGTACAGCTCATATCCCTTCTGGGCCCATATCTCCAGTGTTTTGAAGATCACAAGAATCGACAGTGAGTCGAGCCCGTCGTCAACCAGTTTGGGAATGTTGTTGTACTCTGCGTCCAGTTCCGTATGCCCGTTCCGGCCGCTGGTGAACGTGAATCCCAGCATGTCCACGGGCGTTCCGGTTTCCTCCGGCGTGATGGTCAACCGAACCTTGAACTTCCTGCCCAACGGCATCGCCTTGTCACTCATCGTCCGCCTCCTTGATTGCCTGTTGCAGTGCCTGCATGATTTGTTTCGCCTCGTCCACGCTCAGATAAGCGCTTGCAGATTGGCCAACGGTCTTGTGCTCCGGGCCGGAGTCGTCCCGGTCGAGGTGAAACGTCACCAAGCTGGAAGAGCCACGCCGATGATTGGCGATCTCTACCCGATAAACCATGTATTCGTCATCGTCAATCGGGATAGTGAGCCTCGTGCCGGCATAGTGGATGCTGCCAAAGGTCAAGTCGAACGATTCCGTCTCAATGCTCAAGGTCCATCTCCTTTTGTCCGGGATTGTGCAGATCGAAATGCTTGCAGCCGGTACGGTTCACTCCGTCAGCCGTTACCACGGCCCACAATGCGGCCGACAAGCCCGCGATATACCCGTCATTCCAAGCGCCCTGAATGCCATACTTAGCGCTCATCACAATGCGGTCGTGAATGGTCTTCTGCACGTCAAACGGTTCACTCATCGTCTGCCTCCAGACTCTCGTAAATCAGCTTGAATCGCTTGTCCCCGCATTTGGGACACGGGCTAATCCTGTGGAACCTCACCAGACTCACCTCCCTCAAGAGGCGCGTCCAAATCCACCTGTTCGATACGCGCACGCTCCTGTAAGATGTTCGCGTATGTCCCCATCGCGTACAATTGGCTTTCAAGGAGCTGGAAAGAACACGCGGGCGTGAAGTCCAACGTGCCCTCCGCGTAGCCCTCAAGCATGTGCGCCAGCTTGCTGATGCGCTCCTGCAATTCTCGATGTTCGCGGATCATCCGCTGCTTGTAATCACTCATTGGTTGTCTTCTTCGGTTTGGTTTTGTAGTCTCGGACGATGCACACGCACCAGCCGAACAATGGAATATATTTGAATCTGCCTCCGTCGCGTATGAGCGCTTCGGTGAACCGTTTCGAGATCGGCTCAATGCTCAATCCCTCCCACTTGCCACCGGGATTGACCTCGATCGCGTTGAGATACCGTGTTCGTATCAGCCTGTAGTGGACTTTCTTCATGGCCCAGTTGACCAGCGCGTGACACAATTGGGAAAACAGCCAGACAACGTAGAGAACGACAATGAGAATGAAGGGCGTAAGCACGCCAAGCACGTAGTAGCTCATTCTTCCGTTGCCTCCATCGGGTAATTGAGGTCCTCAAGCGAGTACGCGGGATAGGTTCGCTTCACGCGCCCGAACGGTTTCTGCGTCTCCGGGCCTATGAACGGTGGCTCATATTCCCACCATTCGCTGCCGTCGTATTCTTCGCGGCGCAGGAAACCGCCATCGGTGAACACGACGACCAGATCGGCGGCTATCTCCTGACCGCCGTATCCGTCGTCGTAATCGATGTCGAGCACCTTTTCGGCCTGACTCCACGGAATTCCCAGCTTCTCGTCGCGGGAGCCGACGAATCGAACGTCATCGGTCGAATGCTCGCTTCGTGAGATCGCACCCTTGGTTTCATCTAAAAGATTCATTCTTCCGTTAACTTTCTCCTCGCCGCGTTAAAAGCGTCTCTGATGATGGTTTCCAAAAGCCTGCCGGGAAGAATGATGGACTTCCCTACGTAATCTACGGCGGCTTTGATTTCCTCGTTCGTGACCCGTCTGGAAGCGCCCTGCTCATAGGCTTCGCGCAGATCCTCGTTGTCGTAGAGCCGTGGCAGAAGATCGGACTGGTCGGGACACGCGGAACTCTTGTAGATGTAGATGCTGTCCGCCTCACGGCTGATGATACTCACCATTTCACCTCCCAGTCGGTGATGTACTCTGTGCTGACTACGACCTTCATGCCTCCACCGCCTTGTAGCCGCATTCGGTCAGAGACTGCTCGTTGACAATCACCGCAGAGCCTGTGTCGTATGGGTCGTCCGCGACGAACAGTCCTGCTCCCGGTAGCACGTCTACACCTAGATATATGCCAGACCGGGAGGTAGCAAGGCACGCCACCTCGTCTATGATGGTTAATTCAGCATTCTGGTTGTTTCGGTATGTTTGGCCCACCTCGATGCTCATGCCTCCACCGCCTTGGCCGGGCGGAACGGAGTGAACGTGTACAATCGCGAGAGGGCAGAGGATTCAGTCGTCCACGCGCCTTCCTCGTCGCAGAGAACACAGCCCACACCGCCGCAGAACATCCATAGGGCACCGTACTTGTCGAACCAGAGTCCGTCATGGTCGGGCAGCTTCGGTTTCGGCCGCAACGCATAGGCAAAGTAATCACGGTGGGGCAAGCAAGCCCCACCGGAAACCTTTACCCTCAAGGGGTAGTCCGCGAACTCAGCAAGTCCCACGACGGGGTATCGGTTGCCGTCTGTTCCCACGTACACGTCGCCCACGCGCACGGCGTTGATGTCATCGATACGCTCACACTCGGGGTCATCCACCAGTTCGATGGACTTGATAGGGGTAGCCGGTTCTACGAGGCCATCATGACCTGAGCCGAAAACCCGGAAAAAAGAGTATGAGCCGAGATGGATGCATCTATCGTCGTTGAGGATGCCTTCCGCTACGGCCCCGGTCTCAAACGTGACCTTGACATGCAATCCGGCCAGCTCCTCGCCTGTCTTGCCTTCCCAGAATGGTTTCTCACTGCTCATTGTTTTTCTCCTTCTTTTCGTTCGCTTCCACCGCCTTGGCCGGACGGAACGGGGCGTATTGACCCAGTTGGGAGACTGAGAAAATCTCCCGCTGTACTCCCCATCCGTCAGCGTCGTCGTAGACAGGAATCGCTTGATGATCGTAAACCTGCCAGATCGCATCATCCTTGTCCAGCCACAATCCGTCATGGTCGGGCAGCTTCGGGGTTGGACGCAAAGCGTAGCCGAAGTAGGAACGGTGTGGGTAGAAGGTCGTGTTGATGACTGTTACCGTCAGGGGATTGAGATTGGACGTAGTGCGTCGCAAGACGGTGTACCGGTTGCCGTCCGTGCCGACGTACACGTCTCCTTCGCGCACGTCCTCGATGTTGTCGATACGCTCATACTTGGGGTCATCCACCAGTTCGATGGACTTGATGCGGATGTTCGGGACGAACAGTTCATCGCCCATTCCTAGGGTGAGAGAGAGAACGTTCGCAATATCGCCGTTTTTGTCAGTCACGCCGGTTACTACGGTGCCGCTATTAAATGTGACCTTGACGTGTAGTCCGGCCATTTCATTGCAGGTCTTACCATTCCAGAATGGTTTCTCACTCATGATTGTTCTCCTTCTTTTCGTTGTTTTCGATTGCGTCCAGCAGATCGCATTCGGCGAGCATGAGATGCGCCTGGGCGCGGGTCATTGATTTCAATGCCTGCGGGCCGTTGGCGGCCATCCAGCCGAGAGCATTCACTTTCTCTTCGAGCAGATGGGTCTGCGTCGCGAGGTCGCGCAATCGTTCGTCAAGCAGTGCGGTCATCGGTTTCCTCCGTTTCGTCGTTGAGCGCCGTTTCGATTCGTATGCACAGGTCGATGGCGGCCTGCCAGCCGTGTTGGTATCCGATGACGAACGCCTCGGCCGGACTATCGTTGTCCAAGCCCGATGAGGCCAGCGCGTCGAGGGCCTGTTGGGTTAGGTCAATCGGCTCGGACATGGCTCGTCTCCGTCGTGCAGCAGTTCGCGTCGAGCCAGTCGGCGATGGCGCGGAAGTCCTTGGCCCATTGGATGCGCGTCTCCCGTTCCCGCTCGTCTTTGGGAATCGGCTTCGGAATGTCGAAATCAAGCAGTGAGTATTCGGGCTTCTTCAGGTAGTGGCAACGAGCATGCTTGCCGTTGGCGGCCGAGGCGACTCGCTTGTAGTTGATGAGCTGGAGGATGTGCAGCATCTCCAATGCCTTGGCTGGGTCGAAGTTCGGCGTCTCTGGGTCTGCGTCGAACCGCTTCCGCAACTCTGGTACGGAGCCTTCTCCGTTGCCTAGCTCCCATGCTGTCGCTTCGATCTGTTCTCTGAATGTGAGTGCCATTTTGGTCTCCTTGGGTTTTGAGGGAATATCTAGTGTTGTTGAGGGGTGTTTTTGGGCTTTTCCGAGGGGCGAGCCTTAGCTTTTCCCACACCCGACCACACACGTAGTGTGGTCGGGGAGTGTGGGGAAGAGCTAGTCTCGGTGGCTCTGTTTTTCTGGGAAGAGCTGGGAAACGTTCGGGAAAAACGGAAAATCTAGATGTCGAGGTGGTTTCCATCGTCCAATTCGCTCACCTCCTCCCTGCTCATACGGTCCACGAAAGAATCCGATTTGGGGTCGTCTATCTGCCGGTAGGGGCGTACCGACCGGTAGCATGCGCGGTTGTGCCTGCTGGCGCGGTTCGTCACATACCCCTCCTCCAGCAGCAGTCTGATGGCTTTCGACATAATCGCGGTCTTGGCGCCGGAGCCATCCGATTTCAAGGCGTCGAACAGTTCCGATTGGCTTGGTTCCTCTATGGCGTTCTCGACGAGCTGGCTGATTTTCTCCATGAGTCCGGTGGGTCGGAAGTCGTCGCGTTTCGTCTGACGGTCCTCGCTGGGCATCATGTTGGGGCGTGTGATGGTGACGTGCATGAGTTTCGGGTCCGTGCTGTTGATTTCGATGCGTGCTGCTTCGCGCAGGTGGCTGCCGTTGCTGCTCCAGTTGACGGCGCAATGCTCCTCGATCTCGCTGATACGGTCCTTGCCGCTTTTGATGACGATGGTGCCGCGCACGCCTTTGCCGACGGGTTTGGTCATGTCCACCGAGTAGCTGATGCCGTCGATGAGGGCGAGTTTCTGCATCGAGCCGCCGGCGTAGCGGCCCCGGTTGTCCTTGCTTTTAACGACGTGGTCGATGAGTACGACTGCTGGCCCGCAGGCCGAGATGAGTCGGGGCATGGTGTTGTACCAGGCGGCGATGTCGTCACCCGAGTTGCTGTCGAGGCCCGCGTAGGCGAGGCAGCTGGTGACGCCGTCGATGATGGCGAGCGTGGCGGTGTCCGCGTACTGGAGGGTTTCGCGCCAGCCGTCGAGGCTGGTGGGGCTGCTCGGCTTGGCCGATGGGCGCACGTAGTGGAGATGCGTCACGATGGCTTCGCCGGTCACGCCGAGCAGCAGGAGACGTTTGACGACGTTGCGCGCCGAATCCTCATAATCGATGTAGATCACGTCATGTCCTTGCTTGAGTTCCTGTGCGGTGGCGATCTGGGCTATCATGCTTTTGCCGCAGCCGGGTTCGCCGTGCAAATCGTTGACCGCGCCCCTATAGAAGAGTCCTTGCCCGTCCTCGCGTTGGAACACGGTGGGCGTTGGCGGTAGTTCGATGCCGGAAGCGAGCTGGGTGAGGTCTTCGAACTGCCAGTTGGAGGAGGCGTTTTTACTTGCCTCGCGACTTTCCATTGAACCGTTTTGAACCGATGCGACGGGTGTTGAACCGGCTTGAACCGGCATTGTTCCAGTGTTTTGAACTGCTTCCGGGTAACTTTCCTCCATTTGACTCGCAGCCGCGTTTTGGGTGAGTTCGTTGAACTCGCCGGGCGTCATGCGTTCGATTTTCGACTGCTCGCACGGATCCGCATGCGATTGCACGCCGTTGACCTTCTCCATCGCGCCACTGAGAATGCTGGCCCATTCGCGTGCCGCCTCGCGCTCCTTGCCCTGACGGTCGGGCGCTATCTCGGCGATGAAGCGTGGTTTCAATTGGCTGATGGCGTCGAGCGCGCCGCGATGGCCCTCCTGCGCGAAGTTCACCAAGGCCCAGACTGCCTGCAGCGTGGTGTCATGCCTTGAGCCTTTGGAAGCGGGGTTGGCGAGCGTCTTGTTGAGGAACGTGTTGACGGCCTTGCACATGCGGTCGTCGTATCCCCTCGGATTCGACGGGGTTAAAGTGTTCGAATTCGAACACTTTAATTCCTTCGGGTTCGACGTGTTGTCGGGCTTGCGCAGGTAGTCCACCCACTTCCACGGCAATGTTGCCAAATCCGAGATGCGGGGGAGCTTGCTGGTGGTCGAGCCATTGGGCGTGTACCAGCAGTACATTTCGCCGCTCGGGTGGATCGACGGCCAGACCACGGAATACCGGTGGCCGGGTTGCAGGATGTCCACACCTTCGATGGCTCCGCCCTTCCACGCCAATCCCTCGGGCACCTTGTAGAACAGGTGGCGTGCCGGACTGTCGATGCCGTGCGCCGTGCTGCTCCACGTGGCCGGCAACGCGCCCAGCTCCTGCGAGAGCTCGCTGATGCCTTTCGCCCCGTCCGCCTTGACCTGATGGCCTTGTGCGGCGTCGATGTCCAGCACCAATACGCCTTCGGGGATGACGATTCCCGTGTTCGCGTCCGGGGCCGCCTGCGACCAGAACCGTACTTGTTCGTCGGTGACGGGTTTGCGGCTGCGTCCCGTGAACCCGCTGGGTGGCGGGGTCTTGCGGCCTTCGGGCAGGGGGATGACCTGCATCCAGCCGGCCGCACGGTACAGGGGTGCGGCTGCCGCGTATCCGTAGATGTCGGTCATTCTTGAAACTCCTTTGACGTGATGTGAATATGTGTGGTGCCGTGCACGCCTTTGCATTCGTGCGGGCCGCTTGGATACGGCTACGGCGGTCGGGACTGGTATCAGTCCTTGTCGGAGTTCTTGCTCTTGTGCCAGCCCAGGAGCACGAGCCTCACGCTCATGAGCTGGAGGCTTTCCGAGTCGACGTCACGGAATCCGACCTGAGCGGAGGCGAGGGAATCCATGTCCTGCATCAGTTCGATCCACTGGTTCTGCAGGTGTTTCAGCAGGTCGTCCACTAGAACTCACCTGTTTCTGGCATTTGTTCGGAGCCGCCGTGGTATTGGGGTTGCGCCTGGTCGGTGACGGCGGTGACCGCTTCGACCGGCACACCCAACAGGGCGGCGATCTCCTGCGGGCTCTTACCCAGGGCCCGCAGCTGGTTGACCTTCATCGGATCGGCCTTCGGCTGCTGTGGTTGGCCGAACTGTACCGGCTGAGCGGATTGCTGCGCCTGCGTCGGCGGGTTCCATGGGTCGACCGGAGCTGGCGCATATCCCTGATTCGGGGCCTGCATGGGCTGCTGTGGCGCGTACTGCTGCGGGGGCCGCTGGGGCTGCTGCATGCCGGACTGCTGGGGCTGGTTCATGGCGAGATCGGCCGGCGACTGGTGTTCGATCACGTACTCGAACAGTTTCGGCGCGTTCATGCCGGGCTTCGCCTCGCCGAAACCGGTGAACGTGGCCGTGAAACGGTCGCCAGGCCGCACTTCTGCGGCCTTCCTCAGCCCGGCGTTGTGCAACGCCTGAAGCCATGCGCGCCGCTGGAGGCCGAAGCCCTTGATGTGCACGGTGCGCCGGCCGTCATCGTCCTCCACCATCGGATCGGTGACGCCGGTGTTGATGGTGACGAGCACCTGCATCTGCGGCTGTCCGTCATCGAAGAACTTCGGCTGGCGGGACTTGAAATCGCGGATCTGGTTGGCGGTCACGTTCTCGATGATTCCGCTGATCGATGTGCCGGGCTGTTCGAACTTCGCGCCCTTGCTGCTCTGCGATTCGATGCTGGCAAGCATCTGCTCCGGGGTCATGGACACGGCCGGGCGTGCCGGCGGCTGACCATACCCCTGCTGATACCCCTGTTGGGGGTAACCCTGCTGAGGGTAGCTGCCGTACTGTTGTGGATTTCCGAACATGATTGTTTTCCTTTCGTTATTCGGCGAACTGGTATTCGGATTCGATTAGGGGGATGAGTTGAAGCCACTTGTCGGGCACGTCCGGCCATGGCTTAGCGTCGAACTCGGGGAGCGCGCTCATGTCGGGCCAGACCCGGCCCTTGCAGGAGAAGCACTTGTCGGGTCCGGCCGCCGGCAACTGTTTGATCCAGCTGTCGCGCACGTCGGGGCCTTCCGCCTGCTCCACGCAGTCCATGAGGTTGACGAGCAGTTGGGCGCGGCTCAACGCCCACTTGCCGGGCTCCGGGTCGAACCTCGTCTCCCAGGGCAATGCGTCGCCGAGACTGGTCTTGTTGCGGGGCAGGAAGTAGATGCAGTTGCGTTCCACCCGTTCGCCCTCGTTCTGCAGGCCCATGCCGTAGAGCGAGGCCTGCACCCGGTACTGCTGCGAGGGGCCGTGGGCTTTGACCTTGGTGACGGTCGTGTTGCCGACTATCTTCCAGTCGATGGTGCTGCGGGTCTTGCGGTCCCACAGGTCGATGCTGCCGGTCACGTCGTAGCCGCCATGCAAACCCTGCAACCGGCCTACGGTGACCCGGTATTCGCTGCGCCACCGTTCCACGAGTTCGGTCACGTTGTCCTCGCCCGTATAGGGGAATTGGAACGCCGGCTCCCCGTTCAGTTCGCGGAACATGGTTTCGAAATGCGCGTGCACGCATGTGCCGATGAACGGCAGCCAGCCCGGGGAGCGTCGCTCCGGCCAGCCCGCCAGTTTGGCGGCGAGGCAGTGCACGCAGTCCGTGCCCAGTTCGCTGGGGCCTATCTCACGCTGCAGTTCGCGTGGCGCGTTCTGGATGTCGTTCTCGATGAGCTGGCGAATCTCCGGCCACAACCGGGGTTCCTCCACCGTATCCACCTTGGTTTTCGGAGTTGCGGGCGGCTTGTCCATAAGGGGCGCCGTTTCGTCCATGGGCGGTATGTCCACGGGTATCGCATCACCCTGCTGTTGGGCTTGTGCGACGGCGAGAATGGCCTCATTCATGCTCACGGGTTTTCACCTCCTTCAAAAAATCGTTGATCTGTTTCCTGATGTCCGCGAGTGCGGTCTGGCTGAGCCGGGTGATGGCCACCGCCTCGTCCGAGTTGTCGAAGCGCAGCGTGTAGGTGCGGTTGCCGTCCTTCGAGATGGTTACCGGTACGCTGCCGAAGGTCATCGAATGCACGGGAAAATCGGCCTTGCCCTGCGCCTCCAATTCGCGCGTCGCCTTGTGGATGCGTCTGGCGACGGTGAGGCCCAACTCGTCGAGCCGCTCGGAACGTATGACGTACAGGTCGTTGGTCAGCTCGTTGCCGTTCTCATCGTGCAGGTCGTAGTCGGCGATGGCGCTTTCCACGATCTGGGCGATGCCCAGGCTGGACAGTTCCGCGCTCATGAGACCACCACCGTCGGCTTGCCGCTCATCGCGTAATCGGCCACCGCGTCCGCCGACAGCAGCCTCTCCAACTGGCTGAGCGGGCGCGGCCGCAACTGGTAGGCTCCGGGATACTTGGTGGCCGGATAGGCTTTTTCGAACGTGCCGGCGTTGATGCGGCGCGCGCCCGGCTTCACCTGCACTTTCAGGTTTCCGGCCTGGTAGGTGCCGGCCGGATGCGAGTCGAGGATACGGGCCTTCAATTCGTCGACCTCCTCCTGACGGGACGCGATTTCGGCCTGCAGTTCCACGATGCGAGCCGCCTGCGCGGCGAACAATCCTTGGCGCAGCTCCTCGTCCGGGTTCGCGGCCTCCGTGGTTTCGATGGTTGACGTGTCATTCGCAGTCATTTTGACGTGCCTTTCACGATGATCTGGGCGTGGGTGGGATACCATGCCGTCTGATGTTTGGTTTGGTTCGTGTGCCGGTTGCAGCAGGTGACCGCCTCGTCCAGTCCGGTGGGCTTGCCGAGTGGCCCGCATGTCCTGCAACGCGGCATCCAAAGACGCCGGTCAGGCATCCTGCGAGTCCTCGGAGGTGAGGCGCAGTCCGGCGATGACATCCGCCGAAGCGTCCGGGTTGCGCAGCAGCTTCGATATGGCCGCACCCTCCTTGACGGTCAGTTGGGCGATGGCGATGGCCGAACTGACCGCCGTATACTGCTCGTGGGTGAGCATGATCTTGTCGGACAGCAACAATTTGGTCGCCTTGTCGATGAACGTGCTGGCCGCGTTCGTGATGCCGTTCGCCGTCGGCACCAAAGCCGCCAGTTCGAAACTCAGATCCTCGTCCGACACCAGCGCCTGCTGCACCATACGCGGCTCGTTGATAGGCTTGCTCATGATTAGTCTCCTTGCTTGTTCGACTCCCATTCCGGGAGCGGCTTGATACGGATATAGAGATGCGGCTCGTACTCATGCCCGCAGCACGTGTACGGATCGCCGCTCTTGCGTTTCCGGTATTTGCCTTTGGCCCCGTACACCCATAGGTCGGGCATGCGCTTGGTGGCATGGGATTCGACGACCTGCGCGTCATCCACGTAGGCGACGCCGTTCAGGGAGTCCAAAACCAGCTTCAATAGGTTGTCGAGATCCGGGCGGCCGCGATGGCTCATCCAGAATTCGGCCTCCAACCTGACCGGGCACTGGTATGGTTTCGCCTGCGGGTATTTCAATCGGAATTCGGTGAACAACCGTTCCTCGGCGCGGACGGTGCGTTTCGGGGTGATGGCGTGCCCGTTGTAGACGCGGGGACGGCCTTTCGGCACCGGGTCGCCCGGCAGGCAGATCGTGAACTCACTTGGCTGTTCCATCGTCACCCCACTTCAACAGGATTCCCACGGACAGGAGCGGCAGGATGACCGCCAATGCGAGCGAGCCGGTTATCATCCACTGCGGCGTACCCACCGGGCTGGGGATGCGGCTGTGCGTGCCGGCGAAACCGACCAGCCAACCCTCGCAGAACGTGAGAGCCAGCAGTACGGCCGATTTCTGCCCGTCCGTGAACCGTGGCTTGGGACGACGCATGCGTTTCCTTCTGCGCAATGCCTCGATGCTCATTTCACGGCCCTCGATTTCGACTTCTCCATGGTCACGATGCCGGCCAGATCCACCACGTCGGATTCGACCTGCAACACCTTGCGCATGATCTTCAGGTCGCCCTGCATGTAGGCGTCATAGCCGATCTGATGCGCCACGTCGAACAGGTCGCCCAGCATGTCCGCATACCGCTGCCACTTGTCCGCCTCGGACTGGGGTTCGGGCTTGCGGGTCTCCCCGTCCAAATCCTTCTCCAATTCGACCTCCGTATCGTTCAGGAGCTGCTCCATGAGCTCCTTCAGCGACATGTCCTCCGGAACCTCGACGCCGATGGCGTGGATGCCGCTAACCTTGTTGTTTGACATCACTGATTTCCTTTCTGAATTTGGTTGGTGATGTTGGTGCCGGCGCAGAACCTTGGACAGTGCAACGCCGACACCCTTTTCTTTTCTCCCGGTTTCGAGACCGGGAAATTCTTATTTGTCCGCCCCGTACAGGTATTCGGCCCGTGTGCGCTGGTTGGCGCTGTCGTAGCGTGCGACCTCCTCGGGCCGCCAGCCGCGCACACGCCCGGAAGGCCCCAATACGGGCGTCGGAGCCTCGCCCTTCCACACGCGCTGGTACATCGTGCGCCGGCTGACCCCGTAATGCTCGGCCAACGCCTCATAGGTGAGCAGTCCCTGCATCATCACGCACCCGCCTCCAAGTCAAGGGGAAGGGGGTAGCGATTCGCGACACCCTTGCAATGCTTTGCGATTGCGTCACGGGTGTTGCTGTATCCGAGTGCGGTGGCGACGTGCTTCGCGCAGAACAGCACCGTCCCGTTCTCCGCGGTCACCGTGGCGACCGGGTTGCCCCGAAACTTGAAGGGCTGTACATTGGATTCAGTCATTTTGGACCTTCTTTCAATCTGACATTCGCCGCCGCTGCAATCGGCGGCATTTTTTTGTGGCTAGAATCTGAGCCATGTGGAAATGGCTGGCGGACAACTGGATGGGATTGACGGCACTGCTGCTGTCCTTCGACGCGGAACGACGCCTGTACCTCTCGACCGATTGGGGAGTGGAGAAGACGGATGGGGACGGGTGGATACTGCGCAACAACGGGTGGCTCACCGAACGAGACATTCGGGTGACGCCGACGGGCGGCGCTATCGTCGAATACCGTGGAGCCTCCAAGCTCAAGCGCCATGAGTCCGGCACCGTCATTGTCGCGATGGTCGAGACCTCGAAATCGAGAGACATCCGCGTATCCTCGCGAAGAATCCTGTTCCGGCATTCCCGGATCCTGTCCCTATAGACCCCGGCCCGACATCCACGGGCTCGAGCCCACGAAGGCAGAAGCCGACGTCTTCCTTGTCGCAGACGACGAGTCCCGTGTATTCGACCCAGCATTTGCCGTCATCGAACACGCGAACCGTCATCGGGTGGCCGTCCAACCATCTGACATGATCCATGTCGATGCCGAGAATGCGAATCAGCGCACGGGCCCTCTCACGTTCCGGGCCACCAAGCCGGTAAACCCCGACCATCACGCCACCGCCTCCTGCTGCACGCCCAGTACGAACTGGTCGTTGAGGAAGTCGCCGGGCTGATAGCCGGTGAGCTTGGCGAAAGTCTCGATGTCCGTGAGGGACAGGTCTACCTTGCCGTTGATTCTGCGTGAGACCACGTCCACCGACTGGCTGGTTTGTTTCGCGTAGTCCGCGACGCTGATTTTCCGTGCGGCCATCACTGCTCTGATTCGAGCCGCCGCTTGTTCGCTGAGCTTTGTCACGGTTGCCTCCTTTTGTATTCCGTGTTTGAGCGATGGCTACAGTATGCACGTTATAACGTGCAGTATCAAACGTCGGCGTGTCGTATTTACGTGCAATATCTCTGTCTTACGTTTTACGACATGCACTCAATTGCGTATTAGCGTAAATACGCGCTATAGTAGGACATATGGGACATGGAAAGATTGGTGTCAGCGATTTCGCACTGACGGTAAGCGCCGCCATCAGAGCGCAAATGGGAATACGCCGCATCTCCAACAGGGAAATCGCGAAACTCATCGACCGAGGCGCGACCTACGTCAACTCCAGAATCAAAGACGAGAACGAATGGGCCCTCGGCGACATCGAAAAACTCTGCGAACTCTGGAACATGACACCATGCGAACTCATCGAATCCGTCAACGACGAGCAGTCTCGTGTGGCTGAAACTCTCAATAAGCTCAAGCGCGGCGATCTCGACATCGCCGCCTACGAGGACGACCACAAGTTTGATGGCGACGGAGATGACCCCGCATGACGAATCCGCTCCCGATATCACCGCGCATGAGCTACGGGCAAATGCGCCACGTTTTAAGCACGGCGGAGCCCGACCTGCATGTTCGCAGCGCCCAACTGCCCGGCAAATTGGACGGCCTCTATTGCCTGTCCACAAACACCGTGCTTATCGATTGGCGGATTACCTACACGCGCAAACGCTGCGCCCTGGTGCACGAGCTCGTGCATTGGCGGCATGGCGACGACACCACACACGGCTGCATCGGCGGCAGGAACGAGCGACGCTGCCGACGCGAGACCGCCATGCTGCTCATCAACCCGGCCGAATACGCATTGGCGGAACGCATGTACGACGGAGAACCACACCAGATGGCCGCCGAGCTCAATGTCACCATCCAAATCATCCAGGATTATCGACAGTGGCTACATGACAACGTGACTGTATAGGAAGAGGATGAAATGAAGAAAATGATTACACTTCTATGTTGTATGGCTATGGTTGTGTCCTTGGCCTCTTGCGGGGAACCCGCGCCATTGACTGAAGGACATGCCCTTACCGCATGTAAACGTCAAGCGAAAATCGAAGCGCCCAAAGGTTTTTACTACAAGCTCAGCAATGTGGATATAACCGATAATGATGATGGAACTATTCGCGTTATCTTCAACGATGCAACAGTTAATCAGTCTGTAGTCCAGACGGTCGTATGTGACGTTGGAGGAACAAATGACCGGCCGTCGATACTGACATTTGGAGATATTCGCGGATTGAACAACGAGTCAGACAAGCAGGACACGAGTGAGCAACTAAAACAGCAGTCCGGAGAGAAATCTGGAGAGACGGCTTTTCTTTCTGCAACTGTAAAGATTATCGATGGTGATATTCAGATAAACACGAGCGGCAAAGTTGAATATAGTCCGCTGATTACCGTTTATTCCGTTACTGGCGATGAAGCCTCGTTCCTCCCGCTCGGGAATGATGCTAATACCATCGTGAAAGCAGACGGAAGCAAAACATCGATTTCTTCTTCCGACTACACATGGAAGTATGGCCAAAAAGGTGATGCAACATTCAGTATCAGCCTTAACCCTGCCGAATATATGGGGATAAGTGACCCTATCGACAGAGTGGAGTTGGCCGCATATATGAGGTCAGCAAAACGCACAATAGGCAAAAACATCGTATTGAATTTCGATTAGAAAGAATTGCCCTATCGGTCTTGCACACCGATAGGGCGGTTGAAGATCCAGCTAGTTCAAGAAAGGAGGACGCTTCGCCTACCTATCCTAATCGATAGGCAAGGCGAAGCACACCCGAAAATGGCAAACGTCGTTAAATACAGGACCGCCAAGGGCGAAACCCGCTACCGTGTGAGGTACCGCAAGCCGGACGGCACGCAGACCGACAAACGAGGCTTCAAGCGCAAAATCGACGCCGAGAACTGGGCCGCCGAGCGCGTCACCATCGCCAAGGCAACCAACAGCTACATAGACCCGCAGGGCGGAAGAGTCAAGGTCGAAGCCCTATGGCCGGCGTGGATAGCGGCCAAGCGGACGCGCTGCAAGAAAAGCTATACGAACACGCTCGAACAGGAATGGCGAGTAAGGGTCGAACCGAAATGGGGGAGCCGCGAACTCTCGTCAATATCCAACTCCGAAGTGCAGGAATGGGTCGCCGCGATGAGCGCGGCGGGACTGAGCGCCAGCGTCATACTGCGTGCTGAAGCCCTCCTGTCCGGCCTGTGCAGACAGGCCATGAAAGACCGGCTCATCGGAGCCGACCCATGCGACGATTTGGAGCTGCCGAAAAAGAAACGCAAGGAGCACCGGTATCTGAGCATGACGGAGCTCATACGGCTGGCGGAGACCTCCGGCTGGCGCAGGCCCATCGTGCTGGTCCTCGGTCTGACCGGCATGAGATGGGGCGAACTCGTGGGACTGCGCGTCAAGGACGTGAATCTGGAACGCCGCCGCCTGTGGATACGACGCAATGTCGTGGAGGTCGATGGGGAGCTTGTCGTCAACACCCCGAAGTCCGACAAATGGCGTCAGGTCGTCTATCCGGCCATATTGGACGATGACATGCGCAGCCTGGTCGATGGCAGGAAGCCGGACGATATTCTCTTCGAACAGCCGGGCAGCGGTTTCCTGCGCCGCACGCACGGGCCGAAGAGCAGCAGCTCATGGTTCTACTGGGCGAAAAAACATGCCGATATCGATAATGAGCTTACGGTGCATGACCTGAGGCACACCGCCGCCTCGCTGATGGTCAGGGCGGGTGCGAACGTCAAGGCCGTCCAGAGACAGCTGGGGCACGCGAGCGCCGCCATGACGTTGGACGTGTACGCCGACCTGTTTGACGATGATCTGGACGCGGTGGGCGAGGCCGTGAACGCGATGCTGCTGGAGAATGTGGGCAAAATGTGGGCAAAAGAAACATCCGAGGCTGCGTAATTCAAGCGGGAGTAGGGCTCTCGGGTTTGATGCAATAGGGTTCAAGCCCCTGCGGCCCCACTCTTTT